AAAGCGGCTAGAGAACTAGGTATGGGCCGAACATTGCTTATTCACAAGATTAAGAAGTATCAACTAACCAATACAGTCGAAGTATAAAACGATTATAATACTGGTTGACCTGGCCAACTAAATGTGTTACACTATTAACATTACACACAAACACACAAAGGAAAAACAATGAGCGAAAAAGTAGAATCACAACACGGGGCTGAGATCCTAAAACAGACCCAAGCAATGGCAGAGATGGTTAAAGACATGATGCCAAAGATCAACACAAACAAAAATGGATATGAAATTCGTGCAGAAGTATTGAAACTAGCAAGTGTATCAGTTTGGAAAGACTACTATGCTAAGTGGGATCAATTTGAAAAATCAATACCAGGTATTGAAAAGAGCCCAGCAAGGGTAGCGTTGAATATTGAAGATGACGGCACACCTGTTGCTAAGGTTACACTTCCAGGAGTTCCGGGTACAGACGAAGTACTTGAAGCGGCTGAGAAGTTTTACGCATTTATTAATGCAAAGTAAATAAACAAACATACTATACAGTACCGTAAAACAGTTACGGGCGTGTAAGATTGTATGAGACAGGACATAGTCCGGTGATATAAAGAGAGTACTGCGAGCCCCTGGTGTCAATTACTGATACTGGGGGTTAATCTTGGAATAAGTATTATACATGAATGAATTAACATTAGAACAAAAAGAAAAACTATTTGCAGACATAACTGCAACTGCTGATACAGCTATACGAGAGTCTAAGATTCAGCTTAGTGATCCAATGCTTAACTTATCTGACATGGAATTCTTTAACAAGTATGTCAAAGATGTTAGATGGCATCCTTTACAAAATCATGGACTAGAAGAATTCCACACACCATTCCATTTAGAAACTGCTGACCAAGACTTTCCAGGACAAGTAAATGCTTACTTGGATCTACTACACGAAATTCCAACTACGCCAGCAAAGATACTTGATGTTGGGTGCGGTTGGGGAAGAGGTGTAGATATATTAAGAAAGTATTACAAAGTTGATGTACACGGTATTGACATCCAACAGCCGTTCATTGACTATGCTAATAAAACATACCCTGGCAACAAGTACTTTACTGACGTAGATATAACAGACTACAATGTATTGTTGTTCATGGATAGTATGCATTTAATGTTTTCACATAAGTTTATAAACAGTATTGCACAAGGTACACTATTAGTTGTATCTGATTTCTTTACTCCTGATACCCTTGAAGAATTTAAAAACATGATACAAATTGAAAGGTTTGAATGTGTGCTAGAAAAAGATCAAACAGATGCAGTAATGAAAGCTATAGTTAGAGATATAGACACACTCAAAGCACGATTCAAACATATCGACAAGCATATTGTTAATGCATACAAGCATATACAGTTAAACACACTACACCAATTCAAGATTGGTCACACCAAACAATACAAATTCGTTATCAAAACGTAACCCAAAACCCGTACATAAATAGCTATGCAATGATAGATATAACCCCATTTGAACAAACAGTTGCGAACTTGAAAGAGTCTGGTAACTATCGAGTCTTTAACGACATCCTTCGAGAAAGAGGAGAATATCCAAATGCCATTTGGTATGGCAAATACAATATTAAAAATATTGTAAATTGGTGTTCAAATGATTACCTAGGAATGGGTCAGCATAAGGTGGTTCTAGATGCTATGCATACTGCACTTGATCAAACAGGAGCAGGAAGCGGAGGCACTAGAAATATTGCGGGTACATCACACTATCACGTTGCACTAGAGTATGAGTTAGCTTCATTGCATAGCAAAGAATCTGCTCTACTATATACTTCAGCTTACGTAGCTAATGAATGGACTCTAATTGCGTTAAAACGTATCATTCCCGACATTGTGTTTATCAGTGATAGCAAGAATCACGCTTCCCTCATTCAAGGAATACGACATAGTGGTGCCGATAAGAAAATCTTTAGGCACAATGATCTTGAGCATTTAGAGGAGATCCTGCGAGACGTCAAAGGTACACCTTGTATTGTCTTTGAGTCCGTGTATAGCATGGATGGATACGTCAGTGACATTCCAGGCATTGTTGCCCTAGCTGAAAAATATGGTGCCATTACATATCTCGATGAAGTTCACGCCGTTGGCCTGTACGGTGAAACAGGTGCAGGTTACTCTGCAAAGCAAGGATCACAGAACAACATAGATATTATAAATGGCACGTTAGGGAAGGCTTTCGGAGTACAGGGCGGATACATTGCAGGACAAAGTAGTGTTATCGATGCTGTTCGCTCTGTGGCTTCGGGGTTTATTTTTACAACAAGTTTAAGTCCTGTTATTTGTGCAGGAGCACTTGCAAGTGTAAAATATTTAAAAGACAATCACCAGTTAAGAGAACTGCATCAAGAACGAGCAGAACGACTAAAGGTTTTGCTTAGAACAGCAAACATGGAGATATATGAAAACGTTACTCATATTGTCCCTGTAAAAATAGGAGACGCTGTTAAGTGTAAAGCGATCAGTGACACTCTTATAAACGAATACGGAATATATTGTCAGGCAATAAACTACCCAACAGTGGAAGTAGGTCAGGAGCGCCTACGTTTTGCACCAACCCCGTTTCATACTGATGCTATGATGTATCAGCTAATCGAAGCTCTAGAGAAAGTAATAAAATGTTGAAGAACTTTAATATTAAGAAAGCGTTTTGGTTTACGCTTGGTTGTATTTTATTAGGAGTTGCCTTCATTGGTATCTACCTACCAGGGCTACCTTGGAGTACACCAGCAGTTGGAGCCGCGTATTGTTTTGCGAAGTCAAGCGATCGTATGCACAACTGGATTATGAACCACAAGTTGTTTGGACCATTCCTACGTGGTTGGGCAGACAAGAGAGTCTTCCCTACTAAGTTCAAATACTTTATGCTCGTAACAATGAGTTCAAGTGTAGCAGTACTTTGGTTTACTACAGGTAATCCTAAGGCTGTACTATGGAGCGGAGGCTTTATGGCACTAGTTGCTATATGGGCTTGGCGTTTTCCAGGCTCACATGAAGAACATGCTAAACGTGTTAAGCTAGGTAAAAAGATAGCGTGGCTCAAGTAGACTTTAATCAAATGAACGGCTTGGAGGTATTAGGTTACCTCCTTGCTAACGAACCAACCCTATGGGGCCTAATTGGATTAGGTGTTGTAGGAGTTGTCCTATCTATAATATGGGACAAATATCAATCAGCTAGTAACGACATAAGCTGGTGGTAAAAAAGCACCCCGAAGGGTGCTTAATTATTAATTATTCGGATGTTTAATCGATATATGTTTTAGAGCTTTGCCAGCATCAGGTCCACTCTTTAATGTGTACCCCGTGGTTCCGTTCGCATTGATATTCACTTCTGATCTTGCTTTCCACAATAACTTTTCTTTGCGTTTGCGACTCTGTGCTTCGCTGTACTGTTTTAGCATGAATGTATGTCTATCCATGTTACACCTCCCTTATAAAGTTAGGTGCGTTCCTTCGGTATCATTACCTACTTCCGTCCCTTACAGGATGAACGATGATAATGCGTTCCTTCAACTCTTATAGTTTACTTCCGAGCTACATTTGATAGCTTGAACGATACTATATTTATCCGTAAAAAAGGGGACCTAAGCCCCCTTTGAATCTATTTTTTACCCGACAGCCAATCAGCTTCTTCGTCTGTATAGGGCCACATTAGTACGACTTATACATGTTATGCTTGAACTCAGAGATCTCATTGGCTACGTTATTCATACCCATAGTTCTAAGTTGATGTATTGCCAAGCAGTAACTTCTGTACTCCATTGCTTTCAAAAAACGGTTCCACATTTTAAGCATGTGACTTGCCTCCCCAGGTTGCTACTGGCTTAGACTTGCCACGAAGGTAATGTTTACTAGGCTCATAGTCAGCCATAGCTTCTTCTTTGCGTACTAGTTCGTTTGCAATGTGGTAAATGTCACCACGGCAAATACCAATGTCACGTAATTCGTAATCAGATAGTTTGCTTAGTAATTTGTATGTATTCCTTGCACGAGAATGTGCTTTAGAAATACCTAGTAATGTACCAAGTTTTTTGATCAAAGACATATTACTTGTCTCCCATCATTAAAGCTCTAGCTTCTTTGTGAAAGCCTTGTCGAGACAACTCAGAAGCCGCTCTAGCTCTACCTGCTGACTCACCAAATGCAATCATGCCAATGAAACATGCGTAGCTTACATTTCTAATTACTTTACATAAGTTGCACGTAAAGTTCCAAGTGTTAGTTTTAAAATCCGTAGTAGTCATTATGCCCATCCATTTCTGTTTTTATAGTTTTCATTCATTCGTCTATCGCTTTTCCAAGTGCCATTGGCAATTGATGTGATATCAGAACGTCCGATGCCCATATCTTTTAACTCATGGTTGGTTAGTTTTGACAACTCTCTGTGTGTTATACGTGCTTGTGCCTTAGCGGCTCTTGCATGTTTCCACTCTCTTACCAAGTCAACTAAGCCTGTTAAAGCGTCTTGTACCATATTGGATACAACAATAATAGCTTGTGTCATTAGTAGAATACTCCCATACCAGGCGGTCCTTTGCCATCGTGTGTTAGCATATGTTGATAGGCGTACTGCCAATCATTTCTGTACTCTGTTTTGGCGTAAATGAGCATCTCTTTTTCAGAAGACCGTGAAGGTCTTTTGGATCCAAATATACTCACAAGGCCAGCGAATAACTTCTCAGTCATTTTACTTCTCCTTATTAAGTTTTAGGATGCTTGAGGAAAGCAATACCCCGGAACTTCCCCGGCGGTGCATGTACCTTTGGTACACGTCAATCACTTGTAACGGATGGATAATCCGCATTGTCTATCCAATGTGTCTGTGTGTGTCATCGGAAAAAGTTGAACACCTTTTGCGTCGACATGTGTATTTATAATATTAGCACAAAACTCGGCAACAAAGAGAGCGGATCTGTCCTGCGTGTACAGCAATCCTGTTATGCTTATTTGTATATAATCTAATATCCTAATACTCCTACAGTATACGTTCAAGAACTAACAAAGTCAACCTCTTTCAACGCAGGTTTTCACCCATCAAATAAATAAAGGTGAAGTTGGACAATGTCGAGTCCAATCTCACTATGTGAGCGACGGGGTAAAGCCGTCAAGCAAAAGGAGAAATAACAATGGACGCACTCACCTTATGGATGGCAATCGGATTCTTATTCGCGGCCTATTCAGTAATAGCAAATGATTCAGTACAGACGTTAGGTACATGGATCGCAAGTAATAACGAAAAATTCAATTGGAAAATTATGTGGGGAGCGGCAAGTGCAGTCTTGCTTTACACCCTGTGGTATGGTTGGTACATGAATGGTGGAGACATCAGCTATGGACGACTTAATAAAATTCCATTCCAAGAGATACAATGGTATCATGCGGCGGCACCAGGACTATTATTAATACTTACACGGATAGGAGTACCAGTTAGTACTTCTTTTTTAGTATTAAGTGCTTTCGCAAGTACATTTGTATTAGAGAAGATGCTTATGAAAAGCATGATGGGTTATGCTGTCGCGGCAGTTGCGGCATATGTTATTTGGATAGGAGTTACCAAACTCTTAGACGAAGCAAAGCCTGTCAAAGAAGAACATAAGAAAGCATGGCGTGTAGCACAATGGGTAACAACAGGCTTCCTGTGGTTTACTTGGCTAAGTCATGACATGGCAAACATTGCTGTGTTCCTACCTAGAGAGATACCATGGGATCTAATGATCCTAATTAGTGTTGTGTTTGTAGGCGGACTTGCATTTATGCTTAAAGAAGGCGGAGGAAAGATTCAAAAGATTGTACTTGAAAAACATAACACACGTTATGTAAGATCAGCTACAATTATTGATGCTGTTTATTGGCTGGTCTTGTTCTTCTTCAAAGAGCTTAACGATATTCCAATGTCGACAACTTGGGTATTTGTGGGACTACTATGTGGACGTGAACTTGCTATGGCAACAGTCACAGGCAAGGAAAAGTTTAAGAGTGTATTTCCTTTAGTTACTAAGGACTTCTTTAAAATGATGATTGGCTTAGGCGCATCAGTTGGAGTTGTTCTTGCAATCCATTATGTGATCGTTCCAAACGGTTACTAGATTGGATTAACAAATGGTTGTCAAGGCGTCACTATTGTCTTGACAACCGCATCGATCTAATATATACTAGTAGCACATTACAAGGATAGAAACTTCGATGAAGCTGATCATTGCCGGGTATGGATATGTTGGAAAAGCGTACCATGCTATACTAAAAAACTCTTGGGACATTGAGATTCACGATCCGTCACTTGGATACGTTGCTGACTTTGATAACGTGTGTCAAGGAATTATCTGTTGTGTGTCTACACCTACTAACGAAGATGGCTCGTGCGATGGCAGTAATGTAATTGACATTTGTAAAACTCCAAAGAATAAATGTCCTATACTTGTTAAGAGTACAATCGATTTAGATGTGTGGAATCAAATCAAAACATTCAATACAACCTTTAGTCCAGAGTTCCTACGTGCTAATACAGCCTTGCAGGACCTAGCTGATACTAAAGTGTTTGAACTTGCCAAAGGCGACACAAACTTCTGGGCAACTATATTAATAGAAGCGTTGGGCGAGATTACTGTAAACACAAAAAGTTCTGCAGAAGAACTAATATTAATCAAATACTTTCGAAATGCATTCTTAGCAAATAAGGTTGCGTTCTTTAATCAAATTTACGATCTATGCCAAGCAACGAATATTGACTATGATGTTGTTTCTTCTGGTATTGGTAAAGATCCTCGTATTGGTGATAGTCATACAGACGTAACTGATGCTAGGGGCTTTGGTGGACATTGTTTTCCTAAAGACACTAATGCGATCGTAAAGACGGCAGACCAACGTGGTGTTGACCTATCGTTACTTAAAAGTACCATTGCGTACAATCACCAGATAAGGAAGGATAACGTTTGAGAATGAAGATCATCACAGGAAACGCTAACATTAAACTAGCAAAAGAAATTGCAGACCATTGCTTTGCAACTCTTGTTCCATCTAAAGTTAGCACATTTGCTGACGGAGAAAGTAGTGTCGAGTTTCTAGAAAACATTAGAGGAGAAGATGTGTTTATTGTACAGAGTACATGCACTCCTGTTAACGATAGTCTAATGGAACTTATGATAATGGTTGATGCGGCTAAGCGTTCAAGTGCCGCTCGTATTACAGCAGTCATTCCATACTTTGGATATGCTAGACAGGATCGTAAGAGTGCAAGTCGTACACCTATTACTGCAAAGCTCGTTGCTAATCTAATTACAACAGCAGGCGCAGATAGAATACTTACAATGGATTTACATGCAGGTCAGATACAGGGCTTCTTTGATATACCTGTAGACGATTTAACAAGTCGCATTGTATTTGCAAAAGACATTAGACGTAGTATTGGACTTAGTATGGATACATCTATACAACAAACAGGTACAGTATTTGTTAGTCCAGATGCAGGAGGAGTTGTTCGTGCTAGAAAGTTTGCTGACATGTTTGGTGGCGACATTGCTATTGTTGACAAACGTAGACCTGGTGCAGGCAAGAGTGAAGTCATGAACTTGATCGGCGATGTTAAAGGTAAACACGCCATTCTAGTTGATGACATTGTTGATAGTGGTGGCACGTTATGTAACGCGGCCAAAGCTATTATGGATGCCGGTGCTCTAAGTGTTCGTGCTTATATTACACATGGTGTACTAAGTGGTGAAGCATGTGCAAAAATTGAGAAGAGTGTATTAGAAGAACTAGTAGTAACTGATACTATCCCTAATCAAACTTCTAAGAACTTTAAAAAGACAAGACAAGTAAGTGTTGCTCCGTTGTTCGGTGAAGCTATTAGGCGTGTTACAAACGAAGAATCTGTTAGCAGTCTGTTCGTTTAATAAATATTGATAGCATAGATTCAAAGGAGACAGTCTTGTCTGATGTACTGATATTAAATGCAGACGCCCAACCGTTATCATACCTACCCCTATCAGCAATACAATGGAAGGAAGCTATTACATACCTGTGGCTTGACAAAGTTGTTGTTCTTGATTGGTATGATGATTGGATTGTACGTAGTGCAAGTTGGGAGACTAAAGTCCCTGCGGTAATGATGCTCAAAGAACATCAACGTAAACGCCGTAAGCCTCGCTTTGGAAAGACTAACTTATACATACGAGATTTGTATACTTGTCAATACTGCGAAGCTACTCACGTTAGAAAAGAACTCACTTTGGATCATGTTCTCCCATTAAGCCGCGGTGGCAAAACTAATTGGGAGAACATCGTTGCGGCATGTAAGACTTGCAACAACCGCAAAGGCGATGCAACTGCAATGAAACCTAGGCGTGTGCCCTATGCGCCTGACTACTACGATCTTGTAAACAAACGTAAACAGATGGACGTAGCTGTTAAACACCCCTCTTGGCATGCCTACATCTAATTAACAGCGTAGTTTAATATACACTAATATACTGTTAAATAAAGGTGTAAATATATTTACACTTAGGTCTAATTGTAAATTCTATTATTAACGAGGGCAAAACAAAATGAATATTAAACAAATACTCACTTGGCTTCCTGTCGCACTTGCCCTGTTGGGTTCATTGTACACAGGTATTAACGTAGTAAGTAAACTAAACAACACCATTGAACAACATACACTAACTATCAACAGTATGGTAAGTCAAATAGACTCCATAGATCAGAAATATACTATCGAAGTTAAGAACTTAACTCAAAAGTATACCGAAGCTAGAGAAGAACTTGTTAAAGAAATGACTCAAGTTTTTTCACAAATTACTGAGATCAAAGTTAAAACAGAAGCACTTAGAGATAGTTCATTCAAAATGGCTAGTGAAGCAGAGCTAAGAGCATTAGAAAATAGTTACTACAAACTAGATGACGAACTTAATCAACTCACGTATGATATTAAAGATTTAAAACGTGAACTGACTGGTGGTTACTAATGGAGGGCTCAAGGATGGATTTACGATTTACATTTTTACTACTAGTGTTATTATCACTACTAGCATTATTTGCTAGTCCAGCACAGGCAAGAAACGATTACTTAAATTCTGATCAACATTGTAGTGGCGCCGCATTAGAACCATATATTGAATACAGTCAAAACACTAATAGGGGTGCAGGATCAAACGTTAATAACGGATATGATGATGATAGAGCTACTGTTGGTATACGATTTAGATTTCCATTACAAAGTACTTGTACAAAACGTTATAGAGGTATTGTAACAGAGAATGCCGCAATAAGACAGCAATTAGAATTGTTAAAAATGTGTGGTAGATACAAAGGACTTGAACTAGGTCCTGACTTTACAGAACTTAAACAGAAATGTAGTCAAATATGGGTGTCAGACGAGTTAAAGAAAAAACAAGATATAGCTGATGAAAATATTAAAGATAAAAAAATTAAAGAGCTAGAACGTAAGTTAAAAGCAAACGAAAATAAGAACAAGACTAAAGATTAAAGTTTAATTTCAGTTAACCCATTTTCCCTATCAAGATACTTAAAATCTATTTTGGTAGGGTTATATTTTTTTAACCAATCAAAAACTATATTAGGATCAAACACTCCACAAGTATATACATCAAGTTGTATTAACGCAGGATCTGTTTCATCCCATACATGTATTATAACATGACTAGTTTCTATAATAGTAGCTACTGTTAATCCCCTATTTCCTTCCATAGTACAGTATTTTGCATATGGTCCCATAAGGATTTTCATTCCAATGTCTTCAATCAGAACTTTCACTTCGTTACTTGTTGTGGTTTCGTTTGTTGGCGGGTTAAGTACTTCCGCTCTAATAATCACATGCTTGTGAACTAGTGTCATTTAGCATTATTCTCGGTTATTTATACCAGTTGTAATAAATACTACTATTAATAGACAGGAGAAGTTATGCCAACACACGGAATTATGACAATGAACTTTAAACAACGTAGTCTGTTGTTTGCTAAAATTAGTTCTATTGCTTACTTAAACAAAGCCCAAGCAACTAAACAAGCTAAGAAATTAGGTTTTACAACTGTAGAGTACTACGATGTAAAAGGAGCTCAATCTTATCGTTTTATGAACAAACGTGATTTAGTCATAGCTTGTCGTGGAACAGAACCAACACAATATGCTGACATTGAAGCAGACGCTAACGCACTACCTGTTATAAGTGAAACCGTAAGTAGAGTACACAAAGGATTTAAAGGTCAAGTAGACGAGCTTTGGCCAGCTATTAAAGAAGACTTAGCTCGTACACAAAACCAAAACAAAGACGTTTGGTTTACAGGACATAGTTTAGGAGCGGCGATGGCAGTTATTATGTCATCTAGATGTCTGCACCTAGAAGGTGTTTCTGATCCACAAGAACTTTATACATACGGCTGTCCAAGAGTTGGGTGGCAAGGATATGTTAAGAGTTTAGGTGTTGTACATCATAGATGGAAGAACAACAACGACATAGTTACAACTGTACCGTTGCTTGTTATGGGTTTTAGACATCATGGAACACAACATTATCTAAATGCTTATGGTAACGTCCGTTCGCCTAATGGTTGGCAAATGGTCAAAGATAGACTGCGTGGTATGTGGATGGGAATCAAACAAGGTTCAGTTGATGCGTTTTCAGATCACTTAATACATAACTACATTACACACTTAGAAAATTACGCAGACGGAAAAGAAACGCCTCAGAAATAAATTAGGAACTATTATGGCAACAGAAGCAAAAGCAAAGACAACGAAGAGCTCAGCGAAGGCTGGAGCAAACGCAGACACATCAAAGAACCTAGGTAAAGGCACAACAGCCAACGCAGGTGCATACGCAGAAACAGAAGCAGGTGCAGTGGCAAAAGCAAAAAAAGGCAACGCAAGTGCCAGTGTAGGTGCTCATGCAGAAGTGGGAGCATACTCAAACGTAGAGAATGAAACCAAAGTTGGTGGAGTTGGAGTCAAATCAGAAGCACACGCAGGAACAAAAGTTTATTCAGACGTGGGTGTTAGTGGTTCCATAGGAACCAACGGTGCCAAAGGTGAAGCAGGTGCAATAGCAGGTTCATGTGCTGAAGTGGGAGCAAGTACCACGGTCGGTGGCGAAAGAAACAATGCGTCTGTTGGTGCAAAAGTTTCAGTTGGTCCACAGATTGGTGCCAAAGTAGGCGGCGGTGCAACAGTTGATGATGGCAAACTGACAGTGGGTGCAGATGTTAAACTGGCACTTGGTGTTGGTGTAACACTACAACCCAGCATCACAGTTGACACGAGACCAGTTACAAAAGCAGTTGACACAGTAGTTGTTAAACCTGTTACATCAGTAGCAAAAGCAGTAGCGGCACCGTTTGCGCCAACTCCAAAGGGCAAGAAAAAGAAATGGTACAAACCTTGGTAATTTAAATAGGAACTATTATGGCATACTCAGAAAAAGTTTTAGATCATTACGAAAATCCTCGTAACGTAGGTACGTTCGATAAGGACGATCCAACGATTGGGACAGGAATGGTAGGAGCGCCTGCATGTGGCGATGTTATGCGCCTACAAATTAAAGTAGAAGATAATATAATAACTGATGCTAAATTTAAAACATACGGTTGTGGTAGTGCTATTGCAAGTAGTAGCTTACTCACTGAATGGGTTAAAGGAATGACATTAGAAAATGCAGGTGAAATACAGAACACCGACATTGCAAGTGAACTTGCACTTCCTCCAGTTAAGATACATTGTAGTGTACTAGCAGAAGATGCAATCAAATCAGCAATAGCAGATTATAAATCTAGGTGATAACAATCACTGATGTCGGTGCAGAACGTGTAACTGGCTTTTTAGAAAATCGTGGCAAAGGCCTAGGACTTAGAGTTAAGATAAGAACTACTGGGTGCTCAGGATATGCGTATGTTCTAGAGTTTGTTGACGACCTCAATGACGATGACACCGTGTTTAATTCTAATGGTATAAAGATTATTGTTGATACCAAGTCACTAGCAATGATTGATGGCACAGAACTAGATTACACAACAGAAGGTCTTAACTCTGGATTTGCATTTAAAAATCCTTGGGAAGATGCACAATGCGGTTGTGGTGAATCCTTTACACTTAAAAATAAAACTCAATAAACTACACATAAAGATTTCTACTACTAGCATATAAATAATGTTTATGCACATAGTACGATGGACGACTAGTGTGGTCTAGTCCGGCAGAACTGTACCCAATCCATATAGCCCCTACCCAAGCACCACATGGTCAAGGCTACGTAATTGAACCTCAAGTAGAATACCAAGAGCAAGACTATTTGATAGTACAACCATCTGGAAAACCGTACGAGCTACACCAAAACTATGCAAGGAGATTGTGGATATGTTAGCAGAATTAATGGTGGCAAACGCCGCCTTCAAAGTCATCAAGACTACTATTGCCAATGGCAAGGAGATTGCTGATGCAGGCGCGGCAATAACAAAGTACTTTGGTGCTGAAAAAGCAATTAACAAACAAGTTAAAGCTGGCACTGGTAATGTTATGGAAGCATTTCAGGCTCAGGAACAACTAAGGAAAAATGAAGAATCATTAAAGTTCATGCTCAACAAGCAGAGACTACATGGCTACGTAGACTTCTGTAAATTTAGAGAGCAATACAACAAGGGCATAAAGTTACAAGCGTCTAAGCGAAAGAACGCCAACGCTAGACAATCTAAAGCTAACGAGTCCACAATGACTATCGCATTGACTGTTGGCATCTTCTTACTAATAGCTGTTGCAGTAGGCTTCTTTTGGGTTGCGAAAGCCAAAGGTTTGATATAATGGAACAAGCTGGCAAGCAAAGCATTATTCATGAAGATGAAATTTATGAATGTTTAGCTTGTAGTAAAATGTATACTGAAGAAGCTATGCATGTACACGAAGGTGTATGCACTAAGATACCAGCTTATCTAGAGTGGCTTAAAACACAAGAAACAGAATAGTGGTCTCGATAGTAGGATTCGAACCTACGACCCCTCCGCCCCAAACGGAGTGCTCTAACCAGACTGAGCTACATCGAGTAAATTGGTGGGGAGTAATGGAATCGAACCATTCATGAGTATCCTCGGGAGATTTACAGTCTCCTGCCACACCTTGTAGCATACTCCCCTAAATTGGCATAGGTGTACGGACTCGAACCGCAACTTTAGGATTTGGAATCCCACGTGCTACCATTAACACTACACCCATAAACTTTAATGTACTTTAAGCAACGCCCCTAGTCTTAAGGCTTTGACTAGCATACCACATGCGTTTAAGTCCGGTTCTCTCTGCACGGACGTTGCTTAAAGTACATTCAAAAAAAAAGCCCCTAACACTATTAATGCTAAGGGCTTATATAATATTACTTTTTTACAAAAGTCACATCAAGACAAACCCCTCCCTGTCGGTGGGCACCAATAAAATGATTGTTGTGCTGTCTTGTGCATTTTAATTCCTTGTATTACTTCTTAGTATGTTTATACTATACTATCTTTATTTATACTTGTCAACCTTTTTGTTTACTGATATGGGTCAATGTCTAAATATTTACCCCACTCGGCATAGTAGTGACGCATACCAACTTCATCATGTATCGTATTGTTCTCATGACGTCCATGTAAAATGTTTCTCTTCTCTGTGCCAGGAGCCATTGCTACACCTTGTCCTGTTACACCTAACAAGTCTTCGTGTAGGTTACGTCCGAACGGTCCCCATATAGTATTGTGATGGTCTATACGGTGTTTTCGATCTTCTGGAGAATCACTTAACAATCCATATCCTCTAAACTCTATAAGCACACTATTAGGACCTAGTGGTGTAATGCTATCACTACGGTATGCACTACCTCGTAGGTTAAAGTTGTATCCTGGAAACAAGTCTACCATGTACCACTGGTTGGGCGGAACACCTGGGAAGCTCAATGCTCCGCGATCTCCTGCTCCTTCAAACTTGTCGTACTGCACTTCGAAGCTACCAACATTAACGTGTCCGTTGTCAAACCCTGTACATGCACGAGCAAAGTACTCAGGTGTGAATCCAGTAATTCTATTAAAGTAATGCATGTAGTCGTGATAGAACTCACTGTTAGTATCATGCCATAACTTATAGTTTGTTGGAATAATTGCTTTATGGTAATGAAACACTTCTAGTTTTTCTGTATCAATTGCTGTAGCAATACAATCAAATGCACCGTCTGTCCATTGCTCTACGTCCATGGTTGGATTATCGTTTAGTGTTGTCCATACCATACCACCATATTTTACTTCTGAATGTAGTTCTCTAGATTCAATTACAGTAGTTGGATCAACTGTACCAGCTACTCCTCTAAATCCAGGATTGATATAACATCCAATACGATCGCCGTGATTGATTATAACTATGTTTCGAAATGCAATTTGAGATACTCTGTAGTCTCCTGGATTCTTTATTTCACTCTCATGAATGATAGGGATCCAAACTTTAGAAAATATCTTTTCGATCTCTTGTTCGTAAATTTCATGACTACTGTAGCATTCACTACTGATTGATTCAACTGTTGGCTTTGCCAGCCAGTTCTTATGGTTTCTTGCACCCATTGTCTTTCTCCTTTCTAGTCTTACCTAATGTTATTTAATTAATTATAACACTAAAAAAGCGAAAAGTCTAATGGATTGTTCCTATAAGCTAATAGTCAACGACTAATATATTTAATTGCGTTTTCTAATATTCTTACATTATCTTGTAGTTGGCCAATAGCTCTATTACAAGTATGGCATATCCAGCCGCGAAATAGATGTGTTTTATGGTCATGGTCTAAACACCAATGCCCTGACTTTTTGCCGCCTGCGCCTTTAACTTGGTCAGATGTTTTTTCACATATTGGACATCTGTGATCTTCAGGTGGAGGAGGAGTAACAAGTTTTAATTCACGTCTTACTCTTCCTAACTCTCTGTTGCAATAATTACATTCAGACCTACGATATTTTGCACCACTAGAGCGGCCAAAATTTTCTATCGAGTGTTCAACTCCGCATTTACTACAAACTTTTGTAAGGTCATCATATGTTGACGTGCTTTCTATTGGCTGAATATATGAGTCAAACAAATTATCATTAAGTATAATAGACACTACTGACTCCTCTTAGTACAAAATGGTGCCGCAACGAGGATTTGAACCCCGGACCTACTGATTACAAATCAGTTGCTCTACCAGCTGAGCTATTGCGGCGACAACAGTATGGAGCGGGTGAGGAGAATCGAACTCCTATCTTTAGGTTGGAAACCTAAGGTCTTACCATTACACAACACCCGCCTGTCCTGTGTTGTACTTACTAATATATAGTCGTTTAATGAATTTGTCAAGTACTTTATGATTAATCTCTTTAATGAAAGTTTAAGTAATGTAACGACTAAATAGTAACATAGGGACGGAATAGAGTAACATGAGAAAAAGAACACGATCAATTCTAGAAGAACTTAGTAGCTTTCGAGCTCCTACTGACAATGATGCACTTGTACAGACTACAGGTAATAACCTCATTGAAAGTTCTATTAATTTACTTAATCGCATTGCTGAGACATACGATGCTGAAACTGCGTCCGATCTAGAGAGGCGTTTTATTAACAGTATTAGAAGTGGCGACCCACGCAAGTTTAAACGCGGCGTAGACAGAGTTGTTGAGTCTAGAACCAAAAAGGACACATCCAATGATTCTTAAAGAAGGTGGGAACATATTTAAAGATCCCGAAACTAAAGAACCTGTTACACAACGTATTAATCAAGCAGATGTAGATCCTACACTAGCATGGTTAGAGAAGATCACAGGTCTTCCACACAAAGATTTTAAATTAGGTAGCACAGGTATTAGAAGTACAAGTGGCGACATGGATATTGCTGTTAACCAAGAAGAAGTTAGCAAAGACGAAATGGTTGCTAAACTTGCGGCATGGGTACAAAAGAATCATCCTGGTGATGATCTTAAAAAGTGGATTAGAAAGAGTGGCATTAATGTACACTTCCTAACACCTATTAATGGTAATCCAGAAGAAGGCTATGTACAAACAGACTTGATGTTTGGTGAGCCAGAGTTTATGAAGTTCGCACTAAAAGGTAGTGGAGATAACACTCCGTACAAAGGTATGCATAGAATGATACTTATTAGTAGCATTGCTAAAGCACAAGGATATAAATTTAGTAGTGGTGCTGGACTTGTTGATAGAATTACTAATCAATCAATATCAAAGAATCCAGACGAGATTGCTAAACAACTGCTAGGACCTAACGCTGGTGTAGCTGATATGGACAGCGTTGAGTCTATTATTGCAAAAATTAAAACAGATCCAAATTACGAAAACTTAGTTAAAGATGCTAGAGATAACTTTGCCAAGAACGGGATTGAATTACCAAAATGAGATTTAACGAAATAATAAACGAAGCTGAGGCTAGAATCCAACATGCTGAAGATTTAGTATTCTTCCAAGGTAGTGCAGGTGCAAACCGTGCATTGGATTCGTTGTCTAGTATGGGTACAGGAGGACACACCAGTGCAACAATTAAATGGGACGGTTCTCCCGCAGTCATTTTTGGCCGCGATGAAAATGGAGAGTTCATACTTACAGACAAATCAGGCTTTGGTGCAAAAGGATACGACGGCAAATCAAAAAGTGCTGATGACCTTGAGCAGATGTTCCTCAACCGTAGTGGTGGAAAGAACAGAGATAAGCCGGGCTATGTAGCATTCGCAGGTAGAATGAAAGCAATGTTTCCTATTATGGAAAAGGCAGTTCCAATTGAACATAGAGGTTACTTCAAAGGCGACATGCTTTACTTTGATACACCAACTGTTCAAAACGGTGAACTAGCATTTACACCTAACACAGTAACTTACACAGTACAAGCAGACAGTGATGTTGGTAAAAGAATCATAGCAAGTTCTGCGGCTGTTGTTATTCACAGAGTAGTTGATGCCGAGGGTGCTGAAAGTCCTTTAACAGATTATGATATCTTTACAGGATCAAAGCTATTAGTATTACCGCCAGTGGTTGCACAGACTGCACCACGTGTTAATTTAGACAAACTAAAAAGTTTAAAAGGCGTAATTGCTAAGAACGGTCCTGCAATTGATACACTATTAAATAAAGAAACACTTGTTTCAATGCAAGTTAGTGACTTTGCACAAATACTTTATGCTTATACAAATAGTAAAGTTGACTCAGGATTAGCTAACATTGGTAAAGACTTTGTACAATGGTTAACTAACAGCAAAGTTTCAAAGAAGAAACAAGCAAAGATTATTGAGTATATTAAAACACACATGCAGGCGTTTCAGTCTATGTGGCAAACTGTACAGGGTATAATGGAAGTCAAAGATGACATCATTACACAGATGGAAAGCCAACAGACTGATATCAAAGCAAGTATCGCAGGGAAGCCAGGTGGAGAGGGTTATGTTTTAGCCAACCCAGGTGGTGATATTAAATTAGTAAACCGCTCTGAATTTAGTAAAGCTAACAGAGCAATCAAACGGGAGAGTAACGAAATGAAAGCTATAGACTTCATTGAAGACGATAGCATCGACGGCGACTTCGCAGATATGAAAAAGGGTTTCGACCCTGCGGATAGTGACGATGCAGACATGGATAAAGAGTTTAAACAAACACCAATGATTACACAAGTTGGTAAAGTATTAGATTCAAGAGGTAACCCTAATCCAGTTACACAATTAACAAGTGACAGTGGTAAAAAGTATAAAATTACTACTGCTCATGCACAAGCAATCAAGATGATGTTAACAACTGATGCAGTTAAACCTAACATCAAAAGAGAGTTTACACTAGACATCCAACAGGATGAACTACTAGGAGCAATGTCAAGTGCTAAGAGTCAAAATGATATGATTCAAATATTTAAAGACAAGTACATGGCAGACGGCGGCAATACTGAAAGACGGAGTAACTACACGTGATAACTGATACATTTTTAGCTGAAGGATTAAAACGCTGGAGAAAGACAATGGGTACAACTGCCCGTTCGTATGCAGGCTATACTAGATTGAAAGGTCTTTAGACCCTAATGGAATTAGAATTCTTAACAGAGCTACACGAAGCAAGGATGACTCGTAATTCATCTGATAACTCTAAGCTGAGTTACACAGATTGTTGCGAGCGACTGTACTTGACTGTACTAACCTTAGAACTGTTAAGAAAATTCCCACAGTTTGTACCTATTGCGGCAGGGTATGCTAAGAATACTACGCAACAATCTTCGTACAGACATTTTAGAATGCATGGCACTGATCTTTATAACCTAATACATTTTGTAGATGGTGATGATGATGCTCTTGCAAAACTAAAAGACTTTGAAAGTGCTAAAGCAGTAAGAGCAAAAACACACTTACCTGTTATGGGATTGAATAGATGGTTAACCTATGTAAAGAGTAACAACTCTGCTTCAAGCAGTGAATTGTTTATTCAATTAGAAGGTAGACTTAATATTAAAAACACTGACTATAAAACAATTAGAAGAGCATTAACTAATTTTAATAGTTTGAGTACTCCAGACAAGAAGAAGTATGTAACTAAACTATTACTTGCGTCAAGAGCTAAACTTCGTAACAGTGATATTATTATTCACTTAGAAAAACTAGCTAAAGAAAGAGATCTTGAAAGTGCAAGAGTAAAAGATAACGAACCAACAGTAAGTATGCCAGACATGGTACCAACTACTGCACAGGACCTAGCACTATACAGATACATTGTTGGTGCAAAGAATGTAATGGGTACTAAGAAGTTCTTAGATGCGGCCAAAGCTGGTAAGAGTATGTCTCCAGCGTTTGTACAAGCCTACTTACCTGCAATAGAAATGATAGACGATATTGTTAAAGCAGGACCAGGATACATTCAAATGCTTCGTGCATTGCAAAATAGAGCTAAAAAAGCCCGATAACTCACCCAATCTGTTAAAACGGATAAATAAAAGTAACCACAATACACGAGAACAAGTGTGTGGCCATTAGAGCCGAGGGAGACCTCATTTATAACATAGGAGAAATAAAATGGCTGGAGTAGCAAGAACAACTGGATTAGGACATGCACACGCAGTACTATATTCAACAACTAACTTAGATTTTT